TTGAAAGTATTGTTAATGATGTTGAATCAGATTTACAGGAACAGCAAAAAGATATTAAAGAGATGATTGACATTGCTGAGAAAAGATTTGATGACAGAAGAGATTCTCTTTATTCTGATACAGATAGAAAGATTAAAGAGTTAGAAGAGAGGCTTGGAAGTAAACTACAAAGAGCCTTAGATAACCCACTAGCAAACTAAGGAGAATAATATGCCAGCAGGAAAAGGTACATATGGTAAGAAAAGAGGTCGTCCACCAATGAAGAAGAAAGGAAAAAAGAAGTAATGCCAGCCAAGAAGGACCCACGATTAGCTAGAGCAGGTGTATCAGGGTTTAATAAACCTAAGCGTACACCTAGCCACCCTACTAAGTCACACGTAGTAGTAGCTAAAGAAGGTGATAAAGTTAAAACAATTAGGTACGGACAGCAAGGAGTTTCAGGTGCAGGTAGTAATCCTAAAACAGCAAAGGAAAAAGCTAGACGTAAATCCTTTAAAGCTAGACATGCTAAAAACATAGCTAAAGGTAAGATGAGTGCAGCTTACTGGGCAAATAAATCTAAGTGGTAAAATATGGAAGAAAGAATATCAAGAATGGAAAAGACATTAGATAAACACAGCTCACAAATAAGTAAATTATTTAGTAGAGTTGATGACACTAATGCTTGTATACAAAAAATTATGAATACATTAAATCAAATTAGATGGACGTTCTTTGGTGCCCTTGGTTACTATGCCTTTTCAGAGTTAGGATTATTAGGAGTATTTAAAGTATTATGATAGCATTTTTAACAAACGTAGCACCCATAGCTTTAGGCTTTGTTGCTAAGTTGTTTGCCTTAAAAAGTCAAGCAGCACAAGAACAACAAAAACTAATGATACAGTCATTACAAGTTCGTAATGATTCTATTAACATGGCAAGAGATAGGGCAGATAAAGAAAGTCCAATGGCTGCACTTAACAGACGTGTAATTATATTTGTTATACTAGCTTTGATTATATTTACACAAGTAGCTCCAGTGTTCTTTAATGTACCAACAGTAATACCTACTGTTATTGAAGGAGCAAGTATACTAGGATTTGAATTAACACCAGATACAGTTGAATATGTAACTGTACAAGCAGGAGCTGTACTCAAGTTTGATGAAGTGTTTGCATGGGCAACAATGATTATAGAATTTTATTTTGGTGCACAATTAGCCAAGGGGAAGTAAATGACATATAGACAAATTATTAATGCAGTATTACGTAGGTTAAGAGAAGATAGTATAGGCAGTGACTGGTCAGGTGCATTAATAGATGCGTCAGGTCCTACTGATTATCAGGTATTAATTGGTGATTTTGTTAATGAAGTTAAAAGAGAAGTAGAAGATGCTTGGGATTGGACATCACTAAGACGTATAGAAACAGTAGCTACTGTAGCTGATACACGTAGCTATAATCTACCTAGCACTTCACAACGTACTAGAACATTATCTGTACAAGAACAATCACAAGGAACTAAGTTACAAGGTGTACCTGATTCTTGGATTAGGTCTACTCAATATCCTAGTCCTGACAGCTCAGGTGTTCCTTCTTACTTTTCCATTAATGGAACCAGTAGTGGTCTACTAACAGCACAGGTATATCCTAAGCCTGATGGTGTATATAACATAGATTTTTATTTGCTTGACCCACAAGATGATTTAACAAATGCAACAGATGTCTTGACATGTCCAGAGTTTCCTGTTATAATGGGGGTATGGGCACGAGCTATAGCTGAACGTGGTGAAGATGGTGGAACACTATCAGATATGGCACAGATACAATATCAACAAGCATTGTCAGATGCAATTCAACAAGATGTAGGTAGACATTCAGATGAGGTAATTTGGAATGGCGTCTAAACCAATACAACCCCTTGTATTAGACTCTATAGGTATCTATGGATTAAACAGGCAGTCGTCTGCTTCTAGTTTACCACCACAGTTCCTAACAACAGCTAACAATATTATGTTAGATGAGAAGGGACGTGTTACTACTAGAGAAGGAATTAAACAAGTAACAGATAATATATCTGATAGTAATACAGCTAATACATTAATAGTTAAATCATTAGGTGAGTATATTAGTGCAACAGGAGCTAAGACTTTATTTGCTGGAGCTGGTGCTAATATATATAAAATTAACACAGCAAATACTCCATACACTTTAGATGCACAAACTTTTGGTGGTTCAGCTACTACTAAAACTAATGGCAACTGGCAGTTTACAAACTTTAATAACCAGTTCTATGCTGTACAAGCAGGTAATAAACCTATTAATTATGACGGTACTACATGGAAAGATTTAGAGGATGTAGGAAGTTATACTGCTCCTTCTGGAGTTACAACTTTTACACCTTCTTGTGTTTTAGGTGACTACGGTAGAGTATGGGTAGGAAACATAGGTGAGAACAAAGATGTAGTTTATTACTCTGATACATTAATAGGTCAAACATTTAATGGTGGTGCGTCAGGTTCAGTAGATTTAAAAACTGTATGGTCAGGTGATGAAATAACAGCACTAGCTTCTTTTATGGGTAAGCTAGTTATATTTGGTAAAAGTAACATTGTTATTTACAATGACCCTTGGGACCCAGCTGCTGCTTCATTTCAATTAGATGAAGTTATTGAAGGTGTAGGATGTGTAGCTAGGGATTCAGTACAAGTCATTGGTGATGACATTGTATTCCTAAGTTCATCAGGTGTACGCTCATTAGCACGTACAATGGTACAAGACAAGATGCCATTGACAGATTTAAGTCTAGCTATTAAAGATGAAATAAGAACAAACATATTAACTGCTGACATGAACCAAGTAAAAGCTCAGTATGATTTATCTACTGGCTCTTACTTATTAAGTTTTGGTGGTAAAAACATTGTTTATGTATTTGACTTTAAAGCTACAACTCCTGAAGGTGCTCCTCGTATAACAACATGGAATTTTGAATCTAAGAAAAATCCTGGAGCTTTATTATCTACTGATGATACGTTATATATAGGACTAGGAGCTACTACTTACTTTGGAAGAGTAGCTACGTATTCAGGATTCTATGATGTAGAAAAATTAGATGTTACCGCTAGTTATGGCAATCAATCAGCATGTACAACTGCTGGACACATATGGGAATCTAATACCAGTAAATGTTATCAAGACGTAGACAATACATACCAAGCAGATTTTAAAACTACATGGCTAGACTTTGAACAGCCGGGTATAACTAAATTTTTAAAAAGATTCTTAGCTATCTGGTCAGGTGGTAAGAATATGAACGTAACACTTAACTGGTTTAGAGATTACAACGTGACTCCTACATCAGCTAACTTTACATTAGACCCTACTACTGGTGGAGTCAATGCTTTGTGGGGACAAGGTAAGTATGGCAATGCCAAGTATGCTCCTGCTTTCCAACCTACAGAGTACAAGGTATCTATGTCAAAAGCAGCTAAGGTTGTTAGACTACAGATAATACAAACAGTATCGGGGTTTAAAGCTTCTTTACAAAACATTTCTATTTGGGCAAAACAAGGGAAAATACGATGAGTGATTATAATTTACAAATACCTTGGTCAGGTAAGGATGCTTTAAGTGATTCAGACCCAGACAAGGTAGTCAGTGGTGGTGACTTTAATACAGAGTTTCTTGCGGTTAAAACTGCTGTTAACTCTAAAGCAGACTTAGCAAACACCAGTCAAGTAGTTACTGCTGCAACTGCAACTGCAGGAACTAATACTAATCAGGTAGCAACAACAGCATTTGTTACAGCAGCAATAGCAGCAGATGCTTTACCTTCTACTTCTAATGGTTATGGAACTAGAACAGTAAGCACAAGCACACCTTCAGGTGGTTCTGATGGCGACATACATTATCAAGTAGCAAGTTAACATGGCTAAATCTTTAAACATAAAACACTCAGGTGCGTGGAAACAACCAACAAAAGTTTCTATTAAACATAGTGGTGCATGGAAAGAAGTATTAACAGGAAGCATAAAACAAAGTGGTTCTTGGAAACCTTTCTATCAAAGAAAGTTTACTTATACAGTTTCTAGTAATGTTAATAAATTAGACCTAGATACAGCATTAACTGCTGATAATAAACTAGGTGATGTAGATGTAGTCATTAACTCTGGTGTTTATGTTTATTCAGACAATCCTAATACTCCTGCCTTACTTACTGGAAGTGGTGTAGCAGGTGTACTAACCATTATTAACAATGGCTATATTTATGGAGCAGGTGGTTCGGGAGGAGCTGGTGGTGC